CGCACGCAAATTAGGTGCTGGCAACATTAGCATGGGCTTTCGCCAAGCAATACGCTATGCAATGGCAAAAGAGATGCAGCCAGTCAAATTAAGCACAATGCTACGTTCTGCTTCAGTTTTAGCTCAGGATCTTGAAGAGTCATGCCAGCAGTTCAAATTAGATGCCCTAAGTGCTTTTGCAAAAAAACGTATGTCGTCATGACAAATCATACAAATGATGACATAATTATCAGGCGACGAAAATGCAATGCCTGTGGTCATCGCTGGTACACTCAGCAGCAGCCTGAACAATTTGTCAGCAAGTACAATTTAGAATGGTCATCTAGTGGTAAAATCCACAGCCTTAAATCCAATGAATTGTGATTGCAATCTGATTGAGTAACAACAGCGCCAAAGCAAGTTTGACATCCCTCGTCTGATTGATAGACGGGACAATGAACATTATTTTATCCACGCCCTGTACATTGGATTGGTAAACGACAATGATCTTGTGTGACACAGAAATTTTTGAATTGGTTCAACAAGGCATGGTGCAACATCACCAGCCGGAGCTGATCAACCCCGCCAGTCTGGACCTGCGGTTGGGTGACCTGATCATGCTTGAATCGGTCGAATCGCATCAGATGATCCCGCTGTCAATTAAGGACTACACGCCAGACCACCCATACGAGTTGGTGCCAGGTCAGTTCATCCTTGCCCAGACCATCGAGACGTTCTCAATGCCTGAGGACATCGCCGGGTTGTTTTTCCTTAAGTCCAGCCGCGCCCGTGAGGGTTACGAGAACCTGCACGCTGGTTACGCCGACCCAGGGTGGCACGGTAGTGCGCTGACGCTTGAGCTAAAGAACGCACGCCAGTTGCAGCCGCTGCCGGTGTACCCAGGGCTCAAGATTGGTCAGATGGTTTTTTTCCGCATGAGCCAACGCCCTGCATTGAGCTATGCGTTGACCGGCCACTACAACAACGACAAGCTAGTGTCCGCCAGTAAGCAGTTCTTGGGCCGCAGCCAGATGCCACGGTTCAACGCTGCATGAGCGCATTGCCTCACCGGCCAACCACTTAATCTGCGACCGCTGGCTGGCTTCTTGCTCAGCCAGCAGCAGTGCATATTCCAGCAATCCGTTCCAGTCGCCGCGTTCATGCAGCTCCCGCAGCACCTGCGCGTTGGCAGCACCGTGGAACTGTGCTTCTATTGTGTGAACCAATGGTCTCATCATGGCTGATTATGTCAAGGACTACCTAAACAGTATCGCTAAATATCCACTCTTAACACCGCAGCAAGAGATACAACTCGGCAGGCGTGTGCAGCGGTGGCGTGAGCTGAAGCAGCTAGACCGTGCGCTGACGACCGACGAACGCCGCGAGCTGCGTAGCGGTGACCGCGCCAGGCAACGGTTTATCCAGTCCAACCTGCAGCTTGTGGTCCATGTCGCACGCAAATACGACAAACGCAGCCACAAGACGCTTGAGTTTATCGACCTGATCCAAGAGGGCAATATCGGCCTATCGCGTGCGGTTGATCTGTTCGACCCAAGCAGAGGCTACAAGTTCTCAACCTACGCCTACTGGTGGATTCGGCAGGCTATTACACGAGCGCTGGTGACGTATGACCCGGTGATTAAGCTGCCGGTCAGTGTCCATGAGATGCTGTTTAAGGTTGGCCGTGTCGCGCAGCAACTAGGCCATGAGCTAGGCCGCACGCCGTCGATGACTGAAATTGCAGACCAGATCAGCGTTGGCGTTGAAGATTTATCCATGCTGCTAAAACAGTCTTACCGCGTCACCAGCCTTGATGCGCATATTGCAGACACCGAAAACAATGTGATTGTTGACATGATCGCTGACCCTGCATTTACGAAAGAAGAAACAAGGCAAGAAATACAGGAAATGATGGAATATTTCAACAAATACCTTGATGACATCACGCAGCAAGTATTGCGCGCACGCCTTATCAGTAAACCAATCACCTGGGCAGAGCTGGAGCGGGATCTTAACATCAGCAAAAGCAAATTACAGGACCTTGAGCGCCGTGGTATCAAGCGGCTGCGTATGCTAATGAGCAACCCGTTGACAGGTACACCCCTTGGAACCGACGATAGAAAAACACAACGATAAATGGCGCGTTTGTTATAACGGAATGTGCAGAGACCACGCGCAAGATTGGCAAGCAATGGTCTTTTATCACCAGATGCTTAATCAATCAACCAGTCCTGAATCTTTAGCACGCGGTCAACGGTCCATGAATCTTGACGGCTGAACCATTCACGCCATTCTTCGCTGCCTTTGCGACGGTTGCAATTCCGGCACGCCGGTACAAGATTGCTGGCAACTGTAGCGCCACCTTTATGGCGTGGCTTCACATGGTCCAACGTGTCAGCCGGTACGCCGCAGTACGCGCATTGATGGCCCCATGCTTCAAATATCTGTTTTCTGAATAAATGCTTTGCATTACGTTTCGGGATAAGGTTTGAGCCATCAATCAGATGATCCACGAAGCTCGGGGATAGGTAGCA